AAACTATAGGAACTGGTGTTACCATAACAGGAATAACTACAACCAATGATTTATCTGTATCTGGTATTGCTTCCTTCTGGGGTCCAGTATGGGATTCCACTGGTAGTTATGGTGCTCAATCTGGATTTATTTTGGAAACAAACCAAGAAAGTGGTGTAAGGTGGGTTTCTCCTAGTGATTTAACTTTAGAAAATGCAAATAAAGTTGGTGTAGGTAGTATAAATGCAGCAGATGCTGGTATAGGAACTCATTTTATAACTTTTGTTGATAGTAATAACTACCCTACTAGAGAGAATGAGAAAATTTATTCAACTGGTTTATTTGTTTATGATCCTCAAGATCATGGTAGAGTTGGTATAGGAACTACAATTCCATCTGATACTTTAAGTGTTCTTGGTATATCTTCATTTAAAGGTGATGTATATTTTAATGGTACTGATGAAAATAATCTTGGGATTACTTCACTTACTTGGAGAAGATCGGCAGGAATATTAGAATTTAAAACTAATGTTATAGCAAGATTTGGTGATGATGATGGAGATAATAATCCAGGATTGGAAATTTATCATGATGGAACTGATAGTATTATTCATGATAATGGAGAAGGTAATTTAAATTTAAAAACAGGAGACTCTTCAATACAACTTCTTAGTAATGATACTGAGTCTATGGTTGTTGCCAAAGCAAATTCTTCAGTTGAGTTATATTACGATTCTGTAAAGAAATTAGAAACTTCTGGCATAGGAATTACGGTAACAGGAATTACTAGTACTAATCAATTGATGGTTACAGGTGCATTTTATGATAAAGATGGTGATTCAGGTGGAGAAAATCAAGTATTAGCTTCTACAGGAGCAGGAGCAGTTGATTGGATTGATCCAGATAGTTTATCAGCTGATAGTGCAAATAGAATTAAAACTTGTGGTGTTACTACTGATCGTACATATCATTTAACATTTGTTGAGGATAATAATACTAGTAGTAGTGATCCAAATCCTGGAGCATTAGAGCAGGTTTATACTGGTGTTGGTATAACATTTAATGCTAATAATGATTATCTCTATCTTGGTGGATCTTTACATTTAGATGGTACGGGTGCTGATACTGATGGTGATATTCATAGTTGGGGTGGATCCGATGGTGAATTTACTATTTCTAATGAAGGTTCAGGTGCTATACATTTACTTGTACAAGATAATGATCCTAATACTGCTGGAATTGGTATTGTTAGTTTTACTGCAGAAAATAATGCTAAGAAAACATATTTTGAGTCAAATGTAAATCCAAAGGCACATCAGACTTATAATTTAGCAGAAAGTAATATTCATCGTTGGGCTAATGTTCATGCTCAAAATTATCATGGAGAATTTTTAAACATTTATGATTCTAATAGTACTAATAAAATTACTCTTCAATCTCCAGCCACAGGAAATTTAACAGCAGATTATACACTTACATTACCTGTAGATGCTGGAAGTGCTGATGGTGATGTTCTTCAAACTGATGGAAATGGTGTATTAAGTTGGACTACAAATAGTCCTGGAACACCAACTGCAGCAGGGGATGATAAACAAGTTCAGTTTAATGACAAATCTTCGGGTAGCAATGTTCTTTCTGGTGCCGCAGAATTACTATTCACTAAATCAGATACTGCTCCAAATTTAGTACTAAAGTCTAAGGATACTGATACAGCTAGTAATGGTGGTTATATACAAGTTAGAAATGCAGGTTCCACTAACACCACTCTAAATGCTGCAACGATTAATTCAGAGGGTGGATTAGAACTAAAGAGAACTAATGAATCAGTAGCAGGTGGTGGTCCTTTTATTGATTTCAAATATGATGCGACTGACATGGATGCTCGCATTCAAATGGATATTGCTAGTGGAACTACAAGTGATGATAAGTTTTCTGCAATTAGGTTTTCAACAGGTGGTGGTGGCATTTATGATGCTACAACCAACACAAGTGGTAGAGTAACTGAAAAATTACGTATCGGAAAAGATGGAGAAATTGGAATTCAAGGTGGTGCTCAGGTATATGATGCTTCTAGCGACACCGTTTCTACTAATCATAGAACTTCTGCTCAAATTTATGGAACACAAGGTCAGGTATTAAAGAGTAATGGACTGGGTGCAAGTGTTTATTGGGATAATGAAGGTACTGGTAGTGGTATTTCTGCTGTACAGGTTAAACAATATTCTGATGATTTAGGTACTGGTCCGGGTCAGAGTACTCCAAGAACTCAAAGAACTTGTGATGCACCTATTACTGTTGCTACTTCTGGTAATACTGCAACTATAGGTATTGGTTCTACTAGTAATGCTTATGGTAGTAGATATATTGGTGATACTGAACCTACTGGTAATCTTTGTGAAGGTGATATTTGGTATGATACTAGTTCATCTGGTAGTGGTGGTGTTAATGGTAGTACAGGGGTAACTAAAGTTGCAATTATAAGAGATCAAAAAAATTCAAATGTTGATGGTGGATATACAGATAAAGTAGCTACTGGTGAAAATGGCTCATGGAATGATAGAGATTTAACCGTAAAGGATGATCCATTTAGTTTTGTAACTCTTTATCCAACTGCAAATGGTCAGACAACTTATAGTCGAGGAAAAACACCTGGTTATTTTTCACTACCAGCAGGAACATATAAGATTAGATTTAAAACAGGAGGTATTCAGCTTTATGAACATCTAGGATCATTGATATGGAGTAAGACGCAAAGTGATATAAGTTCTGAATATGATTGGACCACCAATCCAGCACAAAATTTTGTTGATGGAGGTTATTGTTTAGGTACAACTGCTCTTTCAAAGGGATATAATCCTTCAGCTTCAATACAAAACTATGATTTAACTTATTCTACAGGTTCGACTGTTGTTACTATAACCGAAACTTCTTATTTTAAAGTAGTACATTATTCCAATAATAATCCAGGTGCTGAATATGCATTTGGTTCAAGGATTCATAGTAGTGTAAATAATATAGACAAAAATAATTACACAATTGTAGAAGTAGAAGATTTAGCAACTGCTGTTAAAGAAGTAGATGTAGTAAATACAGGAATAACTAAGGTTGCAACAGTAAAAGATGTAAAGGCATATGATGCTAATGGAGGAACATTTGCTGCTGCTACATGGGTTCATAGAACTTTAAATACACTAAGTGATCCACACAGTATTGGTCTTAGTATTAGTGGAAATATAGTCACTGTTCCTGCAGGTACTTATAGTATGAGGTGGAGAGCTCCTGCTTATTTGTGTAATCGTTTTACTTCTAGGTTAGCTTATTCATCTACTAGTACTACAGTTGCATCTGGTATAACTTATGTTGATGGAACCACAGGTTATTCGCATCAATCTGACGGTAAAAGTGTTGAGGAGTCATTCGGAGAAATTGCTTCTATAACATTTAGTGCTACCACTTATCTTAAAATTGAACAATATAGTGCTACAGGATATACAGCACAAGAAAGTGGATTAGGAGTCTCTTCTGGTATTAGTGGTGTTGATTCAGTTTTTACCACTCTTGAGATAGAAGATCTAGCAACTGCTATTAAAGAAGGAAGTGGTGGTGGTTCATCTGCATTAATTAGTGTAAAGGATTATGGTGCTGTGGGAGATGGTAGTACAGATGATACTGCAAGTATTCAAACTGCTATAAATGCCACATCAGCACTTAAACAAAGACTATACATCCCTGCTGGTACATATATCGTTTCAAGTTTATCTCTTCTAAATAATACTTATCTATTTGGTGTTGGTACTTTAAAAAGAAAGGCAAGTTCAGCAGGTTTTGTAATTACAGCTAGTAGCAAAAATAATTGTATCCTTAAAGGATTTACCATTGATGGAAATAAATCTGCTGTTACTGATGCTACTAAAGCAGCTATCCGTATTAATGGTGGGTATCAAATAGTCATTGATGGAATTACAGTAACTAATCATAATTATGATGGAATTTCCATTACAAACACAACTGATAGAACACAAAAAACAGAAAGTTATATTAAAAATTGTACAGTTAGTGATTCTGAAAGATATGGGATTGAAGTACAGGACGTTAAAGATTTAACGATTATTGGTAACTTGATTTCTAATCTTTCAGGTGCCTCTAATCCAATACAAAATACTGGAATTTCGATTTTTGGAACATCTGCTGATAAGACTGATTTAGTTACTGTAGAAGGTAATACAGTTATAGATGCAGGTGGAGCAGGTATATCTGCTCCATATTTTTATACAGATCCTGGTGCTCCGTATCCAGTTGGATATTTTGGTGTATCAAAAGTACAAATTATCGATAATAAGGTAAAAGGTTCAGGTTATAATGGTATAGTAGTTCAGACAAATAATGGTATTGTTTCTAATAATATATGTGATGATAATGGTACAACTACTGGTCATCAAGGAATTCTTATTAATGGTCACTACATAACTGTTGATGGTAATAGTTCTATTAATAATAAAGGAGTCGGCATAGACGTTGGAGATGGCAAGTTTGTTACAGTTACAAATAATATTGTTAACAACAACGTACAAATAGGAATAGAAATAAATTCATGTGAAAGTTGTATAGTTGACGGTAATATTGTTAGAAGTAATTGGTTAGGAGATGCAGATGCGGATGCAAAAATTAGAGCAGGTATACTTGTACAGGAAGATACTGGTCAGTTTATAGGAGGTTGCAAAGATATAACTGTTTCAAATAATGAAGTAAAAACTGGAACTAATCAAGCATATGGAATTTCAGTTCTTAATCCTTATGGTGCTAGAGTCAGCGAGACTGATCCCACAGACAGAGTTTCAATTATAGGTAATAGTTTAACAGGGTCAGGAAGTACTAGAGCTTTAAATATAGAAACTGATAATGGAACTTTTATATGTGAAAAAAATATTGATTATTTACCAGGTGATATTGCTTCTGCTACATCAATAACTGTTGATCAAAATACAAATTTTGCCATAGTTACAGGAACTACAACAATTACATCTATCGTTACAGATACAGCTAAATATCAACGTGGAAGAATGTTAACAATATTATTTACAGGAGCTTTACAAGTTACAGATGGTCCAAATTTAAAACTAAATGGCAATTTAACAACTAGTGATGGAACCACATTAACACTGGTTGCTAAGGATAGTAAATGGTATGAAGTTTCTAGGAGCATCAATTCGTAGAGGATGTTATATGTTACATGAAAACTCCTTCTTGACAAAATTCAAAAGTATCTTTAAAGTTGTTAATAAATAGTTAAAAAAATAATAGATAATGGCAATTAAGGTATACAAAGGTGGTTCTTGGGTTAATGCGACAGGTGTTTCTGCAATAGGAAAGGCTGATAGACTTGCTATTGGGCAGACTAATACTTCTCTTCCTGAAGCTGATAAAAAATATTATCTTTCTTTTGTTGACGTTAATCATCCATATAATGCTAGACAATATGAGGATTTTTATACTGGTATTGGAATAACCTATAGTCCTATTAGTAAATCTCTTGGTGTAGGTGGTGTATTATATTTAAGTGGTCAAGAAAATAATTTTCAGGGATCTATAAGAAGTTATGGTGGAGCAGATAAATTATTTGTTATATACAATGAAAGTGCTGAAGGTGTAATTGCTATAAATCCAGCAAATAGTGCTGGACTTAATAATGTAGGAATTGCTACTTTTAAAAGAGGTGCTGCTGCAGCTGACGATGACTCATATTTTAGATCAAATGTAAGTCCACCTAAAGATTGCAGTGGGATTTATAATCTAGGAAAACCAGAAGAAAAATGGAATAATGTTTATGCTAATTGCTTCATAGGTAATGGTAGTGGACTGGATGGTACTGGTGAATGGAAAGAGGATACTTATAAAAACTTAAAGGCAGGTACTGAGGCTGGTCAGTCTATTACTGCAGAGACTTGTTATAATATTTTTGCAGGATTCAAATCTGGATGTCTTACTACTGGTGCTGGTGGTGCTGGTGGTAGTGATCAAATTGCAGATGGTAATGTTTTCTTAGGTACTTATACAGGAAGGTGTAACACCACTGGAGCTTATAATTTTTATGGTGGATATTTTGCTGGACGTGGTAAAGATCCTTCATCAACTGGAGATGCTAATGTTTTTATTGGTAGGTCTGCGGGACAAGAGATTAATACTGGTAGTAATAATACATTTTTAGGAAAATATGCAGGATTGGGTATTGATAGTGGAGATAATAATATTCTTCTAGGTCCTCTTGCTGGTCGTCATTTATCTTCAGCATCTCAAGTAATTGCACTTGGTGTCCGTGCAGGATTTTGTAATATCAGTGGAAATAGTGGTGTTTTCTTAGGGACTTATGCAGGTCGTAATGTTACTAGTGGTGCTGGTAATGTTGCAATGGGAATGAATGCACTAAGAGGAGAAGATGGTGTTAATATTACTGGTGGATTTAATGTTGCTCTTGGATATGCTGCTGGAAGAACTCTTGGACCAGTTGGTGAAGTTCTTGGTCAAGGAAATGTATTTTTAGGAGCAACTGCTGCAGAGAATCAAACAGCCGGAGATTTTAATGTTGCGATTGGTTATGGTGTTTGTTTAGCAAATACAACATCTGGTGGTCAATTAGCAATTGGTGTAGCTGATAAGACTTGGATGTCAGGTGATAGTTGTTTTAATATTAAACCTGGTAGAGGTATAATAGATTGTGCTGGTTCTTGTGGAACATCTGGTCAGGTATTAACTTCACAACAAGTAGCAGGTACTGGAGGTAATCCAAATGATTATTATGTAAAATGGGATTCAAATGTATCTACGGCAACTAAAGCAGATAAAATAAAAATAACTGATGATATAGAAGCAGATGAGGATCCAAAAATTCACTATATTCATTTTGGTGAAAAAACTAGTGATTATGATGATGTTAAAGTAGATAGTAATGGATTATCTTATTATCAAGCAAGAGATGATGAAAAATGGGTTGGAATTGGTACTACTTCTCCACATGATAGTACTGGAAATGCTAGTGGATTAGCACTTTCACGAGCTGATGGTCAAGTAAGATTGGTCATGAAGAATAATGATACTGGTCATGATGATGGTGATGGAAGCCATATTGTTATTGGATCAAAGGATTTTACTTTTGAGAATAGAACTTCTGAAGGTCACTTATATTGGTCAACCAATATTGCAGCAACTGGTGCAGCAGCTGATATTGGTAAGAGAATGACTCTAACTCCAGAGGGTCATGTTGGTATAGGAACCACAAATCCAATTGCTGATGATCCTAATACTGGTAAAACAATTAAAGATTATCTTGAGGATAATAATAGTGTTTTAGCTGTTGGTGTTGTTACTGCTCGTGATTATTATGGAACATTTAAAGGTACGATTTCTCCTGATGCATCAATAACATTAGATAAAATTGAAGAAGGTAGTACATCAGCAGAAGTAGTTGATATTAGTACTGATGGTTTCCCATTTGGACACTTCAAGGTATTAACAGAAGGAACCGAAAGACTTCGCATCACAGGAATTGGATCGGTTGGTATTGGAACTACTAATCCTATCTCACCCCTTCATATAAAGACCCTTGGTAACGGAACAGCATCTGGAGGTACAAATCCACTTATAACTCTTCATAGTGGTAGTCCTCCAAGAAATAATTGGATTGGAATCAAGGATGCTGATAATTTAGTAATTGCTGCTGATGATGATAATCAGGGAAATGATTCTACTATTAGATTTTGGATTGATAGTAATGAAAGACTTCGCATCGGTACTTATGGACAAATTGGTTTAGGTAAGGATGTAGATGGAACATTGACTAATGATTTTGGAACAAATGATCAAGTATTAACCAGTAAAGGTCCTGATGCTGCAGCTGTATGGCAAGACCTTGGTGGTATTCCTGCAAGTGTAGCAAATCAACTTAAAATTACAAAGACTGCTAGTAAGACTGAGTTGTATCTACTTGGTGTTGAAAATGGGGTTGGAGAAGATACTGCTGAAGGTAATATAACAACAAAAACAGTATATCAAAAAACTCAAAATACCTTATTTTTTGATACTTCTAATGATACTCTTCGAGTACCAAAAATTAGAGGTCAACTTATTGCTGGCAGTGGTGATTGGCCAGCAATTCAAGGTAATCTTACAATACAAACAAATCATCTTATACCTAGTAGTAATGCAACAATTAATAGTCAAGGTATAGTTATTGACCCACTTGAGATCACTAATGTTGGATCAGGATATGGAAATGGATATGTTACTAATATTCCTACTTCAGGTGGTACTGGTACTAACTTAACTGTTAATACGACTACTGGTGGTGGTGTTCTCCTTAATATTGCAGTTAATAGTGGTGGTACAGGTTACGTAGTTGGAGATACAGTATCAGTTAATCTTAATGGTAATACTAGTGCAACCTTTAAAATTACTGCTGTTAATACTGAGGTTACTGGTGGACAAAACTTAGGTTCAGAAACAAAGAAATGGGCAAATGTTTATGCTCAGAAATTTGTTGGTGCTTTGGGTGGAACTGCAGATAGTACAGATCAGATTAAAGTTCAAAAGAATGAAGATGCAGGAAATATTCATTACTTTGGTATGGTTAATGGTGCTGGTGAAAAAGGATTTCCTATTAATAAAACTGTTTATACCGATACTTCTTTATACTATGTTCCAAGTACTGATATATTAACCGCATCTAATATAACAGTCACTACTAAGTTACATGTAACGGGTAATACTGAACTTGGAGATAGTGCTACTGAAGATACGATAATATTTACTGGTAAAGTTAATAGTTCCGTATTACCAAAAACTAATGCACCTGATTCAGATCCACTAACCACTGGTTATGATCTTGGTGGAAGTAATAATTATTGGAGAACAATTTATGCCAGAGAATTTAAAGGTTCTGTAGTAGGAGATGCTACATCTGCAAAAACATTAAATATTGGAACAGATAATACTGCTGCTGATCGTTATTTAACCTTTGTTGCTGATAGTGGAGATGGTAAAAATGTATATATGGATAGTGAACTTAAGTATAATCCTAATACTGATACTTTAACTCCTGTAAATTTAAGTGTAACTGGAGATACAACTCTAGGTAACGAACTAACAGGAGAAGATCCTGATACAACAACATTCAATTCTCATGTAATCAGTCATATCCTCCCAGGAGGAACATTAACTGATGATGCATCACAGTATAATCTTGGAGAATCTACTCGTAAATGGAATACGGTTTATGCAAATGAATTTAGTGGATCTTTTACTGGATCAATAGAAAAAATTAAGACAACTAAAAGTGAAGATCAAGCTAAAACTTACTTAACATTTACTACGACTACACCAGCTACTACTGGAAACCTAGATTCATTTCTTCTTACAAATCCACACTTATATTTTAGATCAAATTCTACAAGTCCTGGTGAGAAATTAACCGTTGATTGTCAACTTGATGTTAGTGGTGATGCATCATTTGCTGAAAATGTTACTTTTGGAAATAGTGGTACTACTGATGATATAGTAACATTTAATAGTAAAGTTGCTAGTCATGTATTCCCATCACATAGTGCAACTGCTGATAATGATACTAGTGGTAAAGATCTTGGTGATTCTAATAATTATTGGAGAAAGGTTTATGCCAGAGACTATGCTGGTACATTTACTGGTACTTTAACATCAAGAAACATTGCAATGACTGGTGATATTGCATGGAATGTTGATTTTGATGCTAGTGGTGATGTAACTGCAGATGGAACTATTCAGCCAGCTGCAGTTGATGAAAGTATGCTTAATATTACTAATGCTCCATCTGCTGATAATGTTGGATATTTTCTTAAATTAGTTGATGCAACTGGAACTTTAACTTGGTCTCAAGTTTCTGCTGGAGATGGAGTATCCCTCAAGTTTATTGAGTTAACAGATACACCTACTGCATATGCTTCTGGTGCTGGTGATAAAGACAAACTTGTTGCAGTTAATAGTGCTGGAAATGCATTAATATTTACTGATGCATCTAATGTAGGTACTGATACTTTTGTTACTGGTGCGAGTTTTGTATCCATAACAGGAGGTAAGCAATTACAATTAACAAGAAATAATAATCAATCTCAATTAACAGCAAATCTTACTTTATCGGATCTTGGTGGTGTTAATAAGTTCTTAGACCTTACAGATGTTACTCCTACCACCTATGACGGACAAGCACACAAATTTGTTAGAGTTAATAAACCTAACACAGGTAATGATAATGGTAGTGGACTAGAATTTATTGATGCTACTGGTTTTAATAGTGATTTTAGTTTTATTGGATTATCTGATACACCTACTGAATATGCTGGTTCTGCTGCTGATAAAGACAAATATGTCAGGGTTAATAGTGCTGGTAATGGGTTAGTATTTGATAGTGCAACGATTTCTGCAGGTACGGTTGATCTTGGTAAAACAGGAGATACTGACCATGATAACTGGCATTTCATATTTGCTGATTCTAGAGATGGAGGAAGTGAAACACTTTATGTGAATAATGATGCAAATCCAGCTCTCATTTATAAAGATAGTACAAGTACTCTCCAGACAGTAAATTTATCTGTTGCTGGAAGTACTACTCTTGGTGATGCTACTGTTGAGACTGATACAGTAACATGGAATGCAAGGAGTGGAACGATATTACCATCAGGTACTAGTGGTACTCAAGATTTAGGTAGTAGCACTTATAAATGGGGTACTGTTTATGCTAATACTATTGCAGGAACATTATCGGTTAGTACAGGTGCTACACAAGTTTTATATACAGGTGAAGATAGTTCTAGTAATCCTATAGTTGCTGGTACTGGTAATTTTACATTTGTAGAAACTAACACCAGAAGTACATTACTATTAACTAATGGTAATAGTTCTGGTTCTGGTGGTGTAGTTAAAGTATCATCAAAAAGTGATGCGAATTATGTTGAAATGCATTGTGATGGTGGTATAGAGATATGTAGGAGTATCAAAGATACAGGTTTAGGTGGTGGAGCATATCTTGATTTTAAAGATGCTACTGGTGATGATTATGATGCCCGTATACAATTAGCAACAAATGTAGCTGATGCTGGTTGGAATGTAAATAACGATAAGGGTGGATTAATATTTGAAACTGGTGGTGCAAATCGTCGTCATATGTTGTTAACTAAGGATGGAGTTTTAGGTATAACAACAGGTACGGATGCCAATGCAATAAAAGCCAATAATGGTACTAATTCATGGAAGACTGGTTTTGTTCCAGGAATACCTAGAGATTCTAATTTAAACGACGCACACAATATAAACAACACAGTTGTTTTGGATGTTAATGGTACAATAATGCTTCGGGCAAACAACCCATTTCCAAACACCCAATCAAACAGTAGAAGAGAAGGAGGTCAAATAGTATTCAATAATTCTGAAGATACGGTAGGATTTAGTGTTGATGTTTATGGTACTACTGCTAATAATAGTAGTCTAAGAATTATTGATGAGAAAGAACCACAAGATAATAGAGGAACTCAAAGATTTGCCATGAATCGTGGTGGTGCAATAACCTTTAAGCCTTATAGTGGTGCAGATACTGGTCGTAGTAATGCTGATGCTGATTATGGAGTGAGTGGTTATGTTCTAACAAGTAAAGGAGTTGATGCTTCTCCTTTATGGGAACCTGCTCCTGCTGGTGCATCAGCACTAAAGACTAAAGTGAGATATCACCAGGGTGGTTTTACAATATATACACCTACAACTGGTACCAAATTTATTCGTGTTCAAGTCATTGGACCTGGTGGAGGAGGTGGAGGACTTGATGCTGATTCTGATGATGATACGTTGAGTGGTAGTGGAGGAGGTGGTGGTTACTGCGAATCTTACATTACTATTGCTGGTAATTCTAATCTTGGTACAATGGTCTACCAAAGTGCTACTGGTGGTACAGGTGGTACTACTGGTGGTAGTGATGGTGCCACTGCTAGTATATCAATGTTCTGGACAAGTTATGGAACCGCAAATCAAATCTGTATGAAAGCTTGTGGTGGTCAAGGGGGTGAAGGATCACATAATGCTAATACTAATCAGCTCTCAGGTAATGGTGGAGAGGCTTTATATGAGAAGGGTACTACTGCTACTGGTGGTGTCATTAGTGTGTATGATTCTGCTAATCCTCCAAGTGGTGGAGAACTTCCAACCGGGTTGGACTTCATATATCTCTCTAAGGGTGAACAGGGAGTGAATAATTATACTACCAAGAAGCGTTATCCTGGTCCACCATCAGGTATAGGATATCAGTCATGGGATATTGATGGTGGTGGTTCTAATGGTATGGGTGGATATACTTATGGATATGGTGGTCATGGTTGTTTTGATAATGAAAGTTATAACAGAGTTGGGGGGAATGGAACTGATGGTATTGTTATTGTTACAGAATTCGGAGATTTCTAATTATGTCCAATCAAATTAAAATAGTTTACTTAGAAGATAATGTTGTTCAATCTGTCAGTATAGGAAAAACAACAGATCTAGATATTGGTATTACTTTAAATAGTGGTACAGAACTTATTGGAGTATCAACTACCACTAATGTTGGTTTTGGTTATACTTATGTTGATGGTAGCTTTGTAGCACCTCCTGTACAAGAAATAACAACTGATGAAAAATGGAAAATTCTTAGACAAAGGAGAGATGATAGACTTGCTCGAACTGATTGGAGGGCATCTTCTGATTTAGTTTTGTCTGATGAATGGAAAACCTATCGACAAGCATTAAGAGACCTTCCAGCAAGTACGTCTGATCCTGCTAATCCAACTTGGCCAACAAAACCATCTTGACAAAATAGAATAGATAGTCTATAATTGAAAAAACTTATAGTAATTCCTATGGACGAGAATGTTCTTGGTGTTGTAATTGATTTGTGTTCTCGTACATTTTTGATTAAAAGTAATCAAGGGTGCGAGAAATACTTAAAATGTGAGGATACAGACCAATTCATGAGAGTATTGAAGGTATGTACCAATCTTTTGAATGAAGATGAGATAAAATATGACTCAATACCACCTCGATAAAAATTCTTATTTTCTGCCTTACTAAATATATCATAGAAATAGATTAGAAGTCAGCGATGCCCCTGAATAAGCTAGATAATTTCCTAAAGAATGTAGAAGGTCGTATTCTTTATGTGAGTCCAAGTGATTTAGACTCAACGGATGACATTACAAATGAAGGTAATTCTCAGACAAGACCATTTAAAAGTCTACAGAGAGCATTAATTGAAGCAGCAAGATTTTCTTATAATATAGGAAATAATAATGATTTAGTAGAGAAAACTACTATATTATTAATGCCAGGTGAATACTTAATTGATAATAGACCTGGATATGGAATATATAAAGATGGTAATACTATAAAAGGACTAGCACCTGGTGGTGGAGATGTTGGAGTTTCAATTTTTGATTTAACATTAGACTCTAATTTTGATATAAATCAGTCAGATAATATACTTTATAAATTCAATAGTGTTTATGGTGGAGTTGTTGTACCTAGAGGAACATCTATTGTTGGATTAGACCTAAGAAAGACTAAGATAAGACCTAAGTATGTTCCTAATCCTACAGATGATACTGCAACATCTGCCATCTTTAGAATAACTGGTGGATGTTATTTCTGGCAGTTCTCTATTTTTGATGGGAATGAAAATAGTGAAGTTTATGTTAATAATTCTGATGTTGAAAGACCAACGTTCTCTCACCATAAATTAACTGTATTTGAATATGCTGATGGAATAAATGAACATCCTACTACAAAAATAGATGATTTAAATATGTATTATCATAAGCTTTCTGTAGCTTATGGTTCTGCATCTACGAGAAATATTCAAGATAAGTATGCTTCAAGTCCAAGAGGATTTGCATCAAGAAGACAAGAATATGAAATTGTTGGTGCATTTGCTTCGGATCCTATTTCCATAACAAATATTAAAGCAGGTGATGGGGTATATGCAACAAATGAAGTTACTGTAGAAACTTTAATAGATCATAATTTTGATATAGGAACTCCTATTAAAATTAATGGTGTTAGTCCAGCGGACTATAACGTATCTGCTACAGTTACACAAACATTTCCAGATGATTCTAAGAAATTTAGGTATACTCTTGCTGATTATAATCCAGGATTAGAAACTCCAGCAAATGATGTTACTGGTGCCACAGTAACTATTGAAACTGATACTGTTGATGGTGCGTCTCCATACATCTTTAACTGCTCATTACGTTCAGTTTATGGTATGAATGGTATGAAGGCAGATGGTGCTAAGGCAACTGGATTTAAATCTATGGTTGTTGCTCAGTTTACTGGTGTCTCACTACAAAAAGATGATAGAGCGTTTGTAAAATATAATAAATCTAATAGAGCATATGAAGGAATTAATATTGTAGCAACTCAACCACCTAGATTAGCACAAGAATCATCACCAACTAATCCTTCTAGGGTGTATCATTTAGATTCTGAGGCAATTTATAGATCTGGATGGGAAACTACTCATGTTAGTATTATAAATGATGCTATTCTTCAAATAGTTTCTGTTTTTGCTATTGGATACAATAAACATTTTGCTGCAGAAAGTGGTGGTGACGCTTCTATTACAAACTCTAACTCTAACTTTGGACAAATTGCATTAGTTTCTGATGGATTTAAGAAAGAGGCATTTGAAAAAGATGACACTAGTTATCTAACACATATTATTACACCAAAAGCAATTACTTCAGATGAAGAAGAAATTGATTGGATGAGATTTTCTGCTGATACTGGTGGTAATGGTGTATCTAGTGATGGAAAGGTATATATTGATGGATTTACAAGTGAAGATATTAAACCACCAGCTTTAACCCAAGGTTATCGTATAGGTGCTAAAAAAGAAGATAAGATATTTGTTAAAGATGTCAGTGGTGTTGAAAAATGGGCATACATTAATATGACTGTGAGGGATGATGCTACTGGTGCTATAAGTATACTAGGAACGACTAGAAGTGTTAAAGAATATTCAGTTACTTCACCATCTGATGATAAATTTACACTGTTATCAGGAACACATCAACTTGGAACGGGTGAAAAGGTTCTTCTTAGAAGTGAAGATGGAGATCTTCCTGAAAGTATTGAAGAAGATGTAACTTATTATGTAATTAGATATAGTCCAACACAATTTGAATTAGCATCTTCTAAATCTAATGCTGATTTGGGAGTTGCAATAGATGTTACTGGAGGAACAAATCTTAAGGTTCTAAGTAGAGTTACTGATAAAGATTCTGGTGATATTGGACATCCTATTCAATGGGATGATACTAACAATCAGTGGTATATTGCAACTAATAATCAAACAGATCAGAACTCTCAAGGTGCTACACTTTTTGCTTATTTGGATAGTATAAAAGCTGCAGGTGTAAAAACAGAACCATCTTATGTTAAGAGGATAGGGGATAGTAGAATATTAGATGATAAAATATACAAATTAAGATTAACAGTTCCAGGTGAAACTCTTATTGCAAAAAATCCTGAAAATGGATTTATTATGCAGGAATCGAGTAGAACTGGTTATAGAAAAAATAGTGACTTTACTATAGATACAGATACTACCGACTTAACTAGAAGTGATTATGATTATGCTAGAAATTTAAGATATATTCGCAGTGCTACTTACAATAGCAGTATTCAAAAAGTAACTATAGGTGGTAATAGAGCACATAATTTGAATGTTGGTGATACGATTGTTATTAAAGGTTTGAAATCAACAGGTAATACTACTGGTGATGATAATGTTGGATATAATGGAACCTTTATTGTAGATGGTATTACTGATAGTATGTCATTTACATATTATCCAGGAAGATCATTAGCTGCGGCAGCAACAAATCCCTTTGTAGGTGATTTTGCTGCTGAAGATCTTAATGTATCATTGCCTAGATTTGAAAGAATAGATATGCAATCAAATGTATATCTCTATAGAAATGAAATTTTTGCAAATTATAACACAAGTGATAGCACAGATGGTATATATCATGCATACCCATTAAATGCAAATAATAAATTACCTGCTGATGAAGGTGGATTTGAAAATTTAGAGTATAGTCAAAATGTTGTTAATTTATATCCACAACTTGATAGGGATAATATTAATGAAAATCCAAAAGGAACTAAATCATTTGCATTAAGAGCACCATTAGGAGCAGTTGGAACTAATTATCCTGAAAGAAGTATAACAAGAGAAACAGTTGATAAACTTAATACAAATCTTGGTATTGGTTTAACAATTAATAGTATTGCATATGATTCTAATTCTTCAACAATTACCTTTGGAAGAAATCATAACTTAGGTGGTTTGGTATCAGGTGTCCCTCAATCAGGTAGTTCTGGATATACAAATGGAACACATTATAATGTAAAGATATTTACTGATTCTGGGTTAACTACTTGGAAAGGAACATTAGCAGATATTGTAGTATCAAGTCAAGTTATTAATAAAGTAACTATTACAAATCCTGGTTCAGGTTGGTCTGCTAATGGTAAAGGATATTATGATACTAATGCTACTATTGGTATTGGTGCTGGTAGTGGTGGTCATTTATCTGCCAATACAAGTGGAGGTAATCTCACAGATGCTCAGTTAGGTAATAATACAAATCTTACAATTCAATTTACTGGATCTGATACTACCAGTGATTTGTATTATAGAATGACTACAGTTCCTGGAACAAATCAGATTGGTATTGTAACAGCAGTTGGAGATACGAGACCTACTACAGATCAATATGCCTTTATCGTTGGTCCTAGTATTCAATCAACTGCTGTGATAACAAGAACAGTACCAGGTTCTATAAGTGGAACTGCCACATTTACATCTACTACTCCTCATGGATTGGTTAAAGGAAATAAATTTAGATTTAATCACAGTAATAATACTAATCAGGGAGAATTTGTTGTTACTTCAGTTACAAGTCCTACAATATTTACGACTAAAACTACTTTAAGTAATCAAACTATAAGTAATGGATGGGTTTTAAAACATGGATTGTCTGCAAATGATTCTGTTTCTCAAAAGGATAATGAAAATCTTGCTTCAAGAGGTGCAGAAATATTTAATTATGAAGTTGCTACTGGAATTGTAGGTGATAATACAAGAGATGATGTAATTGGTTCTATTACTTTATTGAATAGTAAATCTGGTATTATAGAAAGATTCCCATATGGTTCTTATATACAAATTGGTGATGAAATTGTACGAGTTAAGAGTTCTCAATTATTAGAGTCTGGTAATAATAAAATACAAGTTATTCGTGGTGTTTTAGGAACACAAAAGCAAGATCACGGATCTGCTGCTGTATTACTTAAAAGTATTAGACCTATTGCAGTTGAATTCCATAGACCTTCTATCTTACGTGCTTCTGGTCATACATTTGAATATCTTGGTTATGGTCCAGGTAACTACTCAACAGCACTACCACAGGTTCAGGTAAAAACACTTACTGAAAAAGAAGAGTTCCTATCACAATCCCAAGAAAGAGGTGCTGGTGCAGTTGTCTACACTGGTATGAATAATAAGGGTGATTTCTACATTGGAAACCAGAAGAAATCTGCTCTAACAGGTGAGGAAATTACATTTGATACACCTATTCCAACTGTTGCTGGTGAAGATCCTGCAAGATTGAGTGTAGTATTTGATGAAGTAACTGTCAAAGAAAGATTAGTTGTTGAAGGTGGTAAATCTCAGACATCATTATCTGAATTTGATGGTCCAGTTACATTTAATGGTGATGTTCAATTTAAAGAAGATTTAAAACTAAAATCTGGAAATGGTTCTGATAGCACATCTAGTGGTGCTCTTCAAGTTACTGGTGGTGTTGGTATTAGTGAAAACTTACATGTTGGTGGTACTATTAATTCAACTGGTAATATAACTGGTAATCTAACTGGTAATGTAACTGGTAATGTAACTGGTAATCTAACTGGTACTGCTAGTCTTGCGAATAATTTAACTGGTGAACCATCTATTACTATTAGTGGTGCTCATTTTCCTGATGATAAAAAAGCAACATTTGGTAATACTGCTGCAGATCCTGATTTACAAATATTTCATGGTGGTGCAAATTCTATTATTAGAGAAACTGGAACTGGATCACTGTATTTACAAAGTGAAGGTAATGTCTTTATTAGTAAAGAATCAGGTAATGCCAATGATTCACTTGCTCATTTTAATGCTACAGGAGGTGTATTACTTTACTTTAATACTTCAACAGCAGGATCTGCTTCAAAGAAATTTGAAACTATTTCCACAGGAGTTAAAGTAACTGGTGAAATTCAAGCTACTGGTGACATTACTGCATATTCTTCTTCTGATGGAAGATTGAAAGATAATATCTCACCTATTAAAAAGGCACTAGATAAAGTTAATTCTATCAGTGGTAATACATTTGACTGGAATGAAAAATCTCAATATGAAGGTAAAGGTGATACTGGTGTTATAGCACAAGAAATTGAGGCACTTAATCTTCCTGGAGTGACTACTACGAGAGATGATGGATTTAAGGCAGTAAGGTACGAGAAATTAGTACCACTATTAATTGAGGCAGTAAAAGAACTCTCTGCGAAGGTAGATACTCTAGAAGCAATGGCACATCCGAAACCAACTGGGAAAACTCAGAAAAGGAATGAGGATAGATTAGATGCTATTGAAAAACAGATAAATAACTAAAAAGAAATAATGGCAAATTATACTAAGTCATTCAATTTTAGAAATGGGGTACAGGTTGACGATGATAATTTCGTTATAAACCCTAGTGGATTAGTAGGAATAGGAACTTCACAACCGAATAAAGAACTTGATGTTTTGGGAGATAGTAGAATCTCTGGAATTACTTCTCTTACTCATGTTGGAGTAGTAGGGGTTGTAACGGTTGGTACTGGCATCACAATGGATGCTGCGACTGGTATTATAACAGCAAATTATTTTAAGGGTGATGGTAGTGAATTAACTGGTATTGGAAATACAGGTTGGAATCAATTATATGAAGGTTCAGGTTTAACAACGTCGTTTAATATTGGTATTGGAACAACTGCATCTGGTAATTATCAACTTCAAATTGGTAATGATCCTGTAACTGATGTTGGAGTTGGTATTACAGAAGGAAATATTACAATAAGTGGATTAACAACAACTAAAAATCTATTTGCATCTGGAGTATCTACTGCTGTAGGATTTGCCACATTTGGGGGTGGTGTATATGTTGCTGGATTTACAACATTTTCTGGAATTACAACGGTAAGTGGAGGTACTTTCTTTGCAGAAGATGTTACTGCATCTGGTATTTCTACTCTTAGTAATGTTGTTGTTGGTGGTGCTACAACAGAATTAGTTGTGGGTGGTGATACGAGAGTTACTGGTATTATTACTGCAAATGTACTGAGTGCAGAAAGTCTTACAACTCAGTATCGTATTCCTTATGTTGGTGCTGGTAATACATTAGTAGAATCTGGTGCATCAGTTTATACAGATGGTACATCAATAAATGCAACTACATTTAATGCATCTTCTTTTCTTGGAATGGGTGCTGTTATTACTAGCGTTCAAGCAACAACTTTCACTGGAGGTGCTAGTGGATTAACTGGTCTTAAAGCAGAGTCATTTAATAATGGTGGAATTGGTACAGTTAAAGGATTAGAGATAACAGGATTAACTACAACAAATCTTTTATATTCAAATAATGTAGGTGTTGGAACTACTAATCCTACAAGTGATCTTGAAGTTAAGAAACCTGAATCTTTTGTTCAATTTGTTGGTGAAGTTGGTGTATCAACAGTAAGTATTGGACAATCTCTTGGTATTGGACATAGTACTGGTGGTTTAAGATTTGGTAATTCTACTGGAACCTTTGATGTTTTCAATAATGATAAAGGTAATTTTGATAGTTATATTCATAAGTCTGCATTAGATCATAATGTTGGGGTAAGTACAGGTAACTTTAGATGGGTACATAAAAATAGCAATGTAAGAATGGTTCTTACATATGATGGTAATTTGGGTGTTGGTCAAGCATCTCCTGAACATAAATTACATGTTGCTGGTATATCTACATTTGATCAAAAGGCACATTTTGAAACTGATGTTGATGTTGTTGGAACACTTAGTGCTGCTACACTTAAAGGTGCTTTATCTAATGTCACTATTAATAACCCTACTATTGATAATACAACTGGATTATCAACATTCTTTAATCTTAATGTAAAAACTAAGATAGGAATTAATTCTTCTGATCCACAAGTAGATCTTGATGGTTGGACAGCACTTCAAGGTAGTGTAGGTGCATCTGCAAGACTTAAATCAATCGGTATTGCTACTGATAAATTAGAAGGTAATTTATTATCAGTTGATGGTGGTGGTGCATTTACAGGTACATTAGGTATAGGAACTACTGCATTAAAAACTGATATTTATGGTGATGTGGGTCAAGTTCAAGTACATGGTGGAAATGTTTATGTTGAGAATGGTGGTGTATTAATTAATAATAAATTTGGTAATTCTGTTGGTATTGGAACAACACAACCAAGATGTGTTGCTGATTTCTCTTTAGCAGGTAGACCTAGTGAAGGAGTTACACAACCTGCAAATAATTTGGGACAGGCATTTTTCTTACCACCAACAATTTCAACTGCTGAAAGAGATGGAACAGGATCATATGCCAATGCAGGGTTAACAACTGCTATTGGAGCAATTATCTACAATACCACAGTTAATAAATTGCAAGTATATACAGATCAACCTGCAAGTGGTGGATGGGAAACCATTACAAGTGCATATGCGGGGTAATTAAATGGCACACGCAGTCGTTAAAGATGGTCCCTATTTTTCTGGAACTGGACCAATATCATTTAGTGACTTAAGAAGTCAATGGTTGGGTGTTAATAGTGGTCCTGTAAAAGCATCTACATTTTTTAGAAATCTTAATCGTGACGTTCCCAATCCTGTAGTTGGTGATTCTACTGAAAATGCTGATATAGCATCAGATCCTTTTAATGCAGAGAGTTTTGAATATATTGGAACTGGTGGATTTGCTTTTTCTGGAACTGGTAGAGATTGGAAAATATCCCAGATGAGGGGTAGTATTAAAAGTTATACAATTAATCAAACAAATTCTGGAGATTATGATAAGAATGTGGATGGAGATAATTTAGCATGGAACTCTAATCTTGATAAAACTATACCAAAATATTATAATATTCAGGGTAATATTCATGCTGTTACAGATTTACAACCACCTACCACTGAACCAGATAATGCATTAAAATTTGTATCGGATAATATTACAAATTTAAACTTAGTGGTTAGTGGATCTGTTCTTGGTTCTGGTGGTAAAGGTGGATATTATATTGATAAGTTTAATTTAGGAAATCAACGTGGAGAACCCGGTGGACATGCCATTAAATTAAATTCTAATGATGGAAAAGGTATTGCTGTTAATGTAACTAATACTGGTAAGATTTATGGTGGTGGAGGTGGAGGTGGACAAGGTGGAACTGGATCAAAAGGACCAGATGGTGTATATTATTACCCAAGAGTAACTGGTACAAGTGTTTATTATAAGGGTGTTGCCACATTATCAGTTACTGGAACTGGATCTGGATATACAGATGGAACATACACAGCAACTGCAACCACAGGTGGAAATGGAAATGGATTGACTGTAACAGTTACTGTTTCTTCTGGAACATTCTCATCAGTTGCTGTAGTTAATACTGGTACCTACTACAGGGTTGGAGATGTAATTACGATTCCTGCCGTGGGTAGTGGATCAGGTTTAACAGTAACTGTAACTACAATCTATGAACTAAATGAGTGGTATAGTTATCAAGTAGGTGGTAATTGTCAATGTGAGTGGTATTCAAGTTGTGGTGATAGTACAAATGATTCATGGCATTGGTCTGTTGATGAAGATAATTATTCAATACAAGATGGAGGAACTGGTTATCAAGTAGGAGATATAGTTACAATAAATGATGCTAGAAAAAGTGATGGTGCGACTGGTAATACAGTAAATGCAACTGCTGAAGTTACTTCTGTTAATGCATCTGTTGGTGCTTATATTTCTGATGGAACTGATGGTAATAATCCTGGAGATATAGTTGCTACTGGTTCTGGAACAAAACAAATAAAAATTCGAATGGGATGGAATGATCGAACGGATTATTCAATAGGAATAGGACAATATAAAGTACCTTCCTTGGGTGTTGATTTTACACAAGGTATTAGAACTTATAGTCGAGGACAATATGATTCTGAATCTTCATCTCCATGGTCATATGGTAATGGGAGGTTTTACCGTTGGAGATTTGGTGATGGAAATCAGTTTGGATATGCTACATATATCAATATACTAGGATACGAAGCACTATCTGATGATAGTGGTGATCAAAGATATGTTGGTTATGGTCCTGAAGGAATACAAGTACCACAATATTCAAGGGATAACTATGTAGATGGTAATGGGAACCCTAATGAAACAGCACCATGGACTCAACTTATTACAGTAACGGGGGGAAATGTGTACCCATGTACCCTTATAAAACCTCAAGATGTACCTGGTAGAAATGGTTTTTCTCAAAGCAATGATGGCAACTTCTATGATGGTGCTGATAATAATACAACAGCATCCCTAAATAATTGGTTTTTCTTTACTAATAGACAGCAAAGAATGTATTTTAAAGATGCAGATGGTAATGATGGTAATACCGCAATTTGGTTAAGTGAAGCAAATGAAACTATTTCTTTTGGTTATCAAGCAGCAAATGATCCAAATGCTAATAATAATACAAATACTGCTTTTGATAGTGCTTTACCTGTTGTTGGAGAGAGTTTTGTTGATGGAATAAAAATATTAACAGGTGGAAAAAGATATTACAAAGATTGGTATAATGAAACAGTTCAAACTACATCTGGTGGTTCAGGATCTGGATTAAAAATATTCATAACAACTAATAGGGGATGGTTGAGAGATGCCTCTAATACTAAACATGAAACAAGATCAGGATATGGTGGTACAGTACTTCAACTTGGAGGTGGAACTTATATGAGTAATAAAGCAGGTGGTGGATGTGATAGGCATTGGTCTGGATTGTATTGGAAAAAAACATGTATTGGAGCAGCATATTGTATAGTTGAAGATCCAGCAATGGGTGTTGGTGCAGAAGGTGGTGCTGGTGGTTTTGGTGGACAAGGAAAAGGATCAAATGGAGTAGGAAATGCTCTTATGACAAGAACGGATGGTGCTGATGGTGTTGATGGTGATATTGCAAATCCACCAACAACAACTACTGATGGTGGTGATGGTGGTAATGGTGGTAATGGTGGTGATTGGGGTGTTGCTGGAGGAGATGGGCAAGATGGACAATGTAATATAGTATGTCAAAATCCTGAAGATGGTTCTGATGGTGGTGCAGCAGGTAGAGCAATATTTGGAACAAATTATACAGTAAATGATTCTAATTTCAATTCTACGAGAGTAAAAGGAGCATATCAACCTTCTTAATAAATATCATTACGAGATTATATACTAATGATTACTGAACATGATTACCCTTCTTTACCACAAAGAGGTGGGAACTTAGCAAAATTTAGTTGGGATATTATTAAACATGCCTTGAATCATCAAGAAGATTTCTTTGTATCTGATGAAGTATTAACAAAAAGGTTAAAAATATGTCAACAATGTGAATGGTATGATATTGGACCACATGCATGTAAAAAATGTGGATGTCCATTAGATTTTAAATCAAAAATATCAATAGAGAGTTGTCCTATTGGTTTGTGGTCTGAGCATACTGATGATTGGATGAATGGTAAGTTTGATAAGATTGCAAAGGAAATAGAAGATGGTCAAAGTTCTTAAAATCATAACTATGTTTGTAGGGGTTTAAGGCAGGGATTATAATTCTTTAAGGGAAAACCAGTGACAGAACTGGCACACGACCCAATACAGGGGTCTTTTTTATGCTATAATATATTCAGTTGAGTTTTTTTAATGCAATTACGTCCCCACCAACAGGATGCTATTGATGCTATGTTGGCAAATAATAAGGGACAAGTAATTGTTCCTACAGGTGGTGGTAAAACCATGTGTATGATTGAGGATGCTAAGAGAGTATTGAGTACAAAAGAGATTGCAACCATTGTTGTGGTTGCCCCTCGTATTCTATTAGCAGGTCAACTATGTTCTGAGTTCATGGAACATATTGATGATGTTCAAGTATTACATGTTCATAGTGGAGAGACTGAATACAATTCTACTACAAAGGTAGATGTAATTAGACTTCATAACAATATGTGCTATGAATCAAATAGTCATCAAATCATCTTTACGACATATCATTCATTACAGAGAGTAATGGAAAGTGATATTGTAGTTGATGTAGTTTATTTTGATGAAGCACATAATAGTGTTCAGAAAAACTTTATTGGTGCTGTAGAGCATTTATCTCTACATTCTGAACGTGCATACTTCTTTACTGCCACACCTAAGCACAGTTTAACACCCTTCAAGGTGGGTATGAATGAACCTGATATATTTGGCAATGTAATATGCCAAGTACCTGCACCTAAGTTAGTACAGGGTGGTTATATTCTACCACCTAAAGTTAAGGTGTATAAGACTGACATACTACAGAAGGATGAGATAACATTTGATGTAGAATGTAATCAGATTATTGATAACATTGATGATCACAATACAAAGAAGATCCTTGTATGTGCAAAGTCAACTAAGCAGATTACAGGATTGATTACATATCCTAAGTTTATTGCTGAATTGACATCAAGAGGTTATGATTACATGTATATCACTGCCAAGACTGGTGCTGTTATCAATGGTAAGAAAGTAAGTAGAGATAAGTTCTTTGAGGTATTATCTGCATGGGGTAAGGATGAGGAGAAGAAGTTTGTAGTTTTACATCATAGCATATTATCTGAGGGTATCAACGTCAGAGGACTTGAGGCGGTTCTATTCTTGAGATCTATGGATTACATTGGTATCAGTCAAACGATAGGCAGAGTGATCCGTAAGGGTTGCAAAGAAAAGACTTATGGGTTAATATGTGTACCAGTGTACTCTAAAGTTGGTATCTCTACTGCTAAGAAGGTTGAAGCAGTTGTTGATACTATCTTTAATAAGGGTGAAGCAGCAACCAGTGTGGTGAAAAAATGAGTAAAGAAATTCCTACAAAAGAATACATGCAAGATGGGTGGGATTCTGGACCGACTGGTTGCCATCCATATAAAAGAGGTTCACGTCATAATAAGATTGGGATGTGGATAATGTGGACATTCTATGGTATAATTACTATACAAATACTTCACGTGGTTACAGTAATTCCATTCTTTCCTATTACTTTTATGATGCTATTAGGGTTGGGGTATATATTATATGTGGCATGGAGAGCAACATGATTAATTGGATTAAAGGATATGAGGATAAACATTCTAATCCTGTATTCAAACATTGTAAGAATCCCGACAAGTGGGAAGTGAAGGATAGTCGATTCATTATGTTTCGATATGGTAAAGGTGGTGCCATAGATATTAGGATCATGGAGAACAATACTGATCTTAAACATGATATAAACATTACTGTTGATAAGGATGGTAAACTAAAAGCAATAGTATCGGAGCAAACTAAATGAGAGATACAATTCTATATGGTGATTGTCGAAAGACATTAGGCACACTACATGCACAGATAACAACTGGTATTGCAGAGAGACCACGTATGTGTGTTACATCTCCACCTTACTATGGTCTTAGAGACTATGGTGGAGAAGAATCACAGATAGGATTAGAACAATCTCCAGAAGAATATATTGAGCAGATGGTAGAGGTGATGTCATTAGTCAAAAATTGTCTTACTGATGATGGTACATTATGGTTGAATATTGGTGATAGTTATTATAACTATAGACCAGGTGTAGGTCAGGCATTAGTTAAACAAACTTTATCTAATACCAAACAAGATTTACCAGATAAATGTGCAAAACGTAATAATAAATTAGAAGGATTAAAGGAGAAGGATTTGATTGGTATTCCATGGATGTTAGCATTTGCATTAAGAAAAGATGGATGGTATTTGAGACAGGATATAATATGGCATAAACCTAATCCAATGCCTGAGAGTGTGAGAGATAGATGTACTAAGGCACATGAGTATATCTTTCTATTGAGTAAGAATAAGAGATACTTCTATGATAATGAGGCAATCAAAGAACCTGCAAAGGATTGGGGAACCAGAGATAGAACTAATGGTAAGTATCATAATCCTGGTAGTGGACTGCAACCACATTCAGGACTGACTAAGAGTTATCCCACAAAGAACAAGAGATCGGTATGGACTATAACAAATAAACCATACAAGGAGGCACACTTTGCTGTATTCCCACCTGAATTAATTGAACCATGTATCCTAGCAGGTAGTGAGAAGGGTGATATTGTGTTAGATCCTTTTATGGGTAGTGGAACAACAGCAGCAGTGGCAAAGTCATTAGGTAGAGATTACATAGGATGTGAGTTACATAAGGACTATGGTAAACTAATTAAAAAAAGAATTGATGAATATGAACCAGTTAGTGAAGTGGCACAAGAACCACCCATAAGCATACTTGATATAGTATAATCAAATTAGTAACAAATTCATTATGAAGTGCGAAGTCAAACTCTATGTTGCTGGTTCAGTATTCACTGAGCAGGTACATGCAAGGAACTATGATGAGGCAAGGGAGGTTGCACTTGCAAGAAACCCTAATGCTAGGGTAATCAGTGTTAATGCTCGACCATAGTGGTTGACTATAGAAAGTTCTATCCCTGCCCTAACAAAGGCATCCTAGACCCTCTGTGCGGCAGTCCAGAGGGTTATGTGACTAAAGATGGAATGTGGGCAGCAATTCCACTTGTTGATAGTAAGAAACTTGCCATAATCAACAATGGTGAGTGGGTACATACTGCCAGAAATTATCAATCTGCTAAGAACTACATACTAAAAGAAATTAAGAAATCCAAATGAGTGAAACTAAAAAAGATAAATGGGATCGTGGGAAGACTCTTATGCTGGAGTCTTTACATAAACCTGATGATAGATTGAGAGGATGTGCCCATAACCAGGAATGTTACCATGAACTTATGGAGATAAGAGAGGAGGTTATTGAAATTGTGAGGAACATGCTCAATCCTCATAGTCCACCATTAGCATTTGGTAAGAAGAATAATCATGTGGAACCCACAATTACTACTCCTCATGGTGAAATCAGTGAGACTCTAATGAGTGGAGCATTGGGTGATTATTATGCAGACAAGAGAGAGTATTAGTTATACTAATAGGCATAAATTTTTGTTAAATTGTATCAGCAAATACCAACACTATTTGCATAAATAATGATAGAATTAGGGAAAACAAGATGCACTGAAACTCTTTGTTATTGTTTTTATCAATGTAATCTATGGAGAAGATTAATGCACAACCTAATACCGTTCAACCAATTAGCAGGAGAAGAATTTGATACAGATAATGATTCAATCGCAGATTATTACGAGTGTTTAATCGAATGTGATGAAAGTCAATCAGTTTGTAAACGTATATGTAAGGAGGTTTTAGTTTAAAACAATTAGACGTTTATCTTAACAAACAAATGAACAAGTATCAACATCCACCTTAAGTAAATTCAATCAATAATCGTACCCCTTGACTTTATAGTTGAGGGGTTTTATAATCTAAGAGTATATTTTTACAATTATGAGAAGAAAAGCACCCATAGATACTCTCTATGATGAAATGTTAATAATGAGAGACCAATTACTGAATAGAATAGAGTTGTTAGAGAGTGATGTAGATATATTAACACAAGAAAATATGGATTATGCAAAGCAAATGTATAACTTAGAGAACTATTTGGAAGACCGTATAGATACTATGTTAGAACATATAACAAATCTTAATAATAGTGAAGGATTTAGAAGCAGCAAAGAAACTAATCAAACAATCAAAGAAACATCCTGAATGGTACACGACAGATGAGGTAAAGTATGCTAAAATAGCAAAGAAGAGACTAAAACAAGAGAAGAAGGATGCCAAACGACAGTCTAAAGGTCAATCAAAATGATGATGGAACATTCAAGGTAGAATGGGACAAACAAGACCCTAATTGGGCATTTTTAAATGAACTTACTTCTGAACAAATAGAACAACTGATTCAACAAATAGTAAAGGAGGATCAAAATGGAAGACAATGACCTTAAAAGTTATGCTTTGGACAATCTTAAAGCATGGGTAGAGGAGGCAATTGACAGTGATGTAACTCCAGAAGAGTTATATAATACTATAAGGACTACTGTGGTTGATAGGATAACATATCATCAAGTATGTGCCAAACATTCACAAGACATATTAGAGTTATTATCAAATAGTTCTACATATTCATTGAAAAGAACAAGAGTGGGTAAAGACCTTGATGTGATATAAAGTATTAAGTTATACCAACGCATTATAAAGAGATTATTAAATTTATAGATAAAACATATAACTAATGTTATACTTTCAACACATTCAGGAGAACTATGCTTAATTTAGACGAACGATACCATGACTATCTGCATGGTAGTAAGAAATTGAGAATTGATGGCATAGATGAACAAGTAGTTGCGTATGGATATACTGACGATGGAAGTAGTATTGATGGATATTACTTGACAACTAAAAATTATCAATTAAAATACAACTTACAAGGAGTATTTCTTCGTATGAAAGCATTACGAGAATTTGCGAGTACGAGATAATAAATACTCATATACACATTACATTTCGATTATGACTACCAAAACTCCAGATCACAACTTAGAGCATGAGGTATATCTTGATCCTAAAGATCATAAGGAACATATCAATCATGGTATGATTGAATATAGTGAAGCAGATTTAGAAATGCACAATGATGCCTTCCATGCACATAGTGAAGAAGAAGTAGACAAGAATGATGGTGCTATCAATGATTGGCACACCAGGCATGAGGATAAGGGGTTAGAAGTATATTGTGATAATCATCCTGACGCATTAGAGTGTAGAGTGTATGATGACTAGGACAGTTTAACAAGTGTAACAAGACCCCTATACAGGGGTCTTTTTTATGGTATTATATAAATGTGGAAAACAAACGAGGTTCTCAACTACTCTGACACGCACCAAAACTCCCATCTATGGGTGAGGTTCTAAAAGCAAGAAGCAGAGACATGACGTTGGGGTAATCATACACAGAATACCGTCCTCAGTTTTGTTTTCCTTCACCATTTGGGCAAGGATCTATGGTTGTCTCTGTTCAGCAGAGAAATTACGTCCTGTAAGTCCTTTACGAGGAGATGGATGTGCCTCTCGGTTCGCAACCGAAGAAAGAACTAACATCCCACGTGTTTTTTTCAGGCAGACACGATTGAAACAACTTATGGTTGATAACAGTATCACGTTGTAAGTCCTGACTCATTCTCACATATTCATTCTATTCACTTTTTAAAATGACAACAATGACAGAAGAAACCAAAGAACTTCTTGAAGATGTTATGGATGAAGAACTCGCATTAGAGTTTATCAAAGAGCATGGTGAAGAGAAGTTTGGTGAATACTATGAACAGTATGAAACATTAGTGAGTGATTATGGTCAAGGGTTAGTGGATGAGTATGTAGAGGATTATGGTACAAATGGTATTGAGTACTTTGAAGATTCCTATCAGGGTGAATATGAGAGTGGAGCAGATTTTGCCGCACAAACGACATCAGACTGTGGTTATATTTCAAGAGATATGCCAAGTTGGGTTGAGATAGATTGGGCAGCAACGTGGGAGAATCTATCCTATGATTATACAGAGATTATCATGCCTAATAACAGGGTTGCCATTTTCTCAAACAATTATTAAACTGGCACACATGGGGTTGCCAGACCCCCTCAAAACTGGTATTATATAAATGTTGAGACAAGGGTTCAATCATTTTGGATACGGCATACCAGCAATGGTACACTCCTTATATGATTACTTGATTCAACTGCTCTAATCTCCTTGTAGTTTCAGGATTAGGGGCGATAGGAAACTACACAGTGGGCAAACGCAAGGCAGGGGTGAGTAACAATTCAGGAGCATCTTAGATTGCATACTGTGGATAACTACTCTTTGTGTTTGGAGACCTCTTGTACTGCTGATGTCTTAGGACATCTGAAAAGACAGTTTTGAAGTTGTAAGTCCCACACCCTTTGTAAACGACACTATTATTATCATGTCACCTAATTTCGCAGAATTCCTTTTGGACACTACCAACAATGGTAATGAGATACTATCAGTCCTTGAGGACATTGTAGAGGTAGTAGAGACAGGAGGAACCGATCTGTAAGACAGTTATTAAAGTGGTACAAGACCTCTTCACAGGGGTCTTTTTATTGCTATAATATAAGAGTAAACAAAACAGGAGCATTTCTTATGACTGCAACACCAGTTCAAACAACACTGGAAGAGAGAGTTCTTGGATGGACAGAAGGACTATGTAATTCTTTGACTGAGAATTACAAGCAACATTCAATAAGAATGTATCAAACAGGTGAATCTGAGTATTCTAGAAAGCAGTTGGAAAGTGTAGAGAATGGCACATGGAAAGGCATGAAATTTGTTATAAAGAATGGTAGAAAGTATTATAAAATTATGCAACACGACTTCGATACATTTCAAGATAGAAATGAATATAGAGAAGGAGGTGTTCATGCCTTTGTTGATAAGAAAACAGGTGAAGTTTACAAACCTGCATCATATAATTCACCAGCAAAGTATGTAAGATTTGATTTAAGAATCATTAGAGATCGTGCATTATTACATGATTCACAATTCACAGGATGGGCAGGTGGTTATCTTTATATTAGATAATCATCCCCACAAATTGTAAACCTTCGATACCATTTATTATGCAAATTACTACCAACAAACTTGACTTTCTATCTAATGTATTAGAGGATTTCTGTGATTTACACAAAATCAAATTGATGTCAGCAGATGATATTTTATATGGAAGTTACAGAGACAAATTAACATCATATCAAATATCATGGTTGGAACAATATATCAATGTATGGGACATTATTCAGGAGGTAGATTAATGAGTGAAGACTTAAATCGTATGCACTCAGTAACATTAACTGAGGGACAAATCTCTACAATTCTTTATGTTTTGGAAGGATACATTCAAGGATCTGATGAATATCATTTCAATGATGATTTCACTAGGGATGTTGATAAGATTTTTGAGGAATTGGAGGGTGTTACCGACCAAACTTTCTTAGATGTAAACAACACTGGAGGTAAGTATTAATGGCATATCATCACGAATGGTCACAATCTTACATGAAAGATTATCAATTAACATTTGAAGAACACCACATGAATAATGAGTGGTTCAATAATATGCTCTCTATGTTAAAACCAGAGGGTGAACTTTATGTCCCATTGTTAAACAAATCATTCAACAAATTAGGAGAAGAAGTATGTTAGTCTATGTAATTGGATTACTAATGGTAATCACAATCTGTTTATTCGTTTACTATCTTTCACTTTACAACCCAAATTAATTATGAAAAACTACACAGTTACCATTGATGTACTAGATGCAGTTTATGATTTTTATCCAGGATTATCAACAGAAGATGCTACGAGAATTGCTGACTTGATTGTTGACAAGTGGGATTATACTGGTGAATATAATAAAGTTGGGGATGATATTACATGGTACGCGGATGCACTAGATATAGATTTGGAAGGTAAAGATGGGGTCGAGATACCACCCGATAACATTTATGTACTAGATTCACCTAAGTCTTCTTTATTTCCATGATTAACACTACTATATCTTTTAAACCGACTACGAGATTTACACGTGCAGGTAAATATGGTAAACATATTATGTGTCCTAGTTGTAAATCAATCTCTAAAGTTTATCACTTTAGTTGGTCGGGATTACAATGTCAACATTGTAAAGAATGTATAGATAAATCGTTGTGGAGTGTTGAACAATGCAAATGAATAATCAAACTAAATTAACATTTGCATTGGAACATATTGCACATCTTGAAGATTACATTGAAAAGAAATCTTCGTTGTTTGATTCACTATCAACGATCAAGATTGAATTAGAAAAACAACTCAAACTAGAACAAAATAGGAAAACTAAAATGTCACAAACTCCAGAAGATTTAATCGTTAAATTAACAGAAATTGCCGACAAATTAGGTGGCAATTTGAGTAAACTTACGACTTACAATAGTGCTGGTCGAACATCAAATAAGATTGTAATCGAATATAACATAAAAGAGAAATAAGATGTGACACTTTATAAAGTGAACACTAAATCGTTAAATGTTAATGTTTTGGTGTAATATGTAAACAATGTATAACAAATCCCATGAACGATTTTATTAATCATTTGGAAAATAATGTAAATTGGGATAAAGTTTTCGGTGTCGTTAATTCTTTATACTCAGATAAAGGATTTACATCAAATGCTGATAACTTTGCAAGGGCAACTATGGTAGAGAAAGCATTAGATAAGTTCTCTAATTTGGAAAGAGTTGATAAGAATGGATATGATTTCTTATTTAATGATAAGAAAGTAGAGTTAAAAATGGGTAAAAACTTATTCTATAAGAGGAAAGATCCCAATGCAACTAAGAAGTTTAAGGTTAAATCTTTCCTAAGTGAGACTAAAACAGTGGAGGATTTTAAACAAATTAGTACATACGATTATCTCCTTGTTATAGATTTAACGGCAAAAAGAGTGGTGGTAGTTAATGATGAACATGCCCGAAGTTTATATACTGAAGGTGCTGATGGTGCTATGATTAGACTATCTAAAGGTGATTATTATGAGTGCAATTTACCTGGAATAAATGTTATCAAACCACCTGTAAATCTTTCAGTATTGTATAATAAAGCAGATGAACAGTTCTTATCATTTTAGGTATGACACTTTGTAAACTGGTACGTTTTTACAACAGAATGTAACAAAATGCTCCATAACGTCATTTTGATCTGTTATAATATGGGAGTTAACATGAATTTTTCTAATTTATGCCTGTAAAGTCAACCTCTGCATCTGCTGTAAAATCAACATCTACACGCAAAAGACGCACTCGTAAGACTTCACAAACTGCCGCAAAATCAGTGGCAAAAGTAACACCAACTCTAAAAACAGTTAGTGTTAAGAATGTAGGTCAATCTCCTGCCAAAAAAGTATCAACAAAGAAATTAAAAAGACCTGCTAAAACTGTTTTAACTCTTAATCATTATAAGAGAGATTTTCAATCAAGGGTTAAAATTCACAATTATGAGTTTAACTTATTCCTTGAAGATTGCAAAAAAGGTTTACAATTAGCAGACAAATCTCTTCGTAATTTCTATGATTATGCTTTACAATCTTACAAATTACACTTTAATGTGTGACAGTAAGATTGGTGGCACACTAAACCCCCACTAGGGGGTTTTTTCATGTATTATAATAGAGTAGTCAATCAAAGGTATTTCATGGAAATCACTTCAAGAGATGGAAATATGGTTGTTGACTTCTATCCTGTAAAGAATTGGGATGGTAAATTGATTAACAATCGTATGCTCAAAGTATTATCATTTCGTGGTGATACTCAAAAGAAAATGATAATAACTCGTGATGAGTTTTATTATCAAGTAAGAGAGTATATTAAGGATTGTAAGTATTCAGTAACTTCTGAATATATGCCAGCACAATTTGTTACTTTGGAGGGTTAATCATGTTTAAAAGTGAAACATTTGGAAGAATTTTCTGGGTTGATGATAACAATGATTTCAAATCATGCCCACTAAATGTAGATGGAACGGGTGATTTTACCTGTGAAGATTATGTTTCAGAGTGGACAGATTGGGAGGGAGTTGATTATGAAACTCTCTTTAATATCCATCAGTCATGTGTACTTAACAAGAATAATTACGCAGGTTCACTAACAATCAATGGAGTGTAATTAATAATGAAATTATTAGTAACCCAAATTGAATTTGATTTCAATGATAGTTTAAGTGATGAATATAGTTTATCATTAGATGAGCAAATTGCCATTACTAATGATAACTTAGGCATTTGGGAAGTTGATAACGAGGATGAATTAGTTGATAAGATAAGTGATAATTCAGGTTGGTGTATTAAGTCTATTGATTATACTTCTAATCTTATAAATCCACTCACAAGTTATCTTTAAGGAGGACAATTCTAATGACTAAATTATTAAACAGTTACACATTTGAAGCAAAGAAAATTGTATATTATTCAGTAACAGTTGGGGCAAATAATAAGACTGAAGCAAAGAGAATTGCATCTAATTTTGAACATTGCCAACATTATGAGGATGTTGAAAGATGCGAAGGATTTGAATATAAGGTAGGTAAACTATTAGATTGGACGGAGTAATAACATGACTAATTTACATATAGAACACCCCGAAGATACTATTTTAACTGGTGATCTTTCAGTGCTTGATGCACTATTAGTGCCATCACATTTATCTGTTAAAATAGATGGAGCACCTGCAATCGTATGGGGCAAACATCCACAAACTAACAGGTTTTTTGTAGGTACAAAATCAGTTTTTAATAAGAAATTAGTCAAGGTAAATTATAACCACGATGAAATAGAAACTAATCATGGAGTTGGAGATGTTGCCACTATTTTACACAAATGCCTTTGTTATTTACCCTTTACTGATAACATTTATCAAGGTGATTTTATCGGGTTTGGTGGTAAATCAGAATACACACCTAACACAATAACTTATACATTTGATGATGAAATTGAAGAGCAAATTGTATTAGCACCTCACACAAGATATGTGCTTGATGGTGAATATAATGGTGATGAAAATGTATTGCGTGAGTGTGTATCAATACCATTATTACATGAACTAATTGATAGTGAGGAGTGTAAGTTTGTTCAACCAAATGCAAACTATGACCTTGAAGATTCACTTGTTAATAGAATCAAATTTGCCAAAAGTATGGCACAGTTAGTAACATTTGTGAGTAATAAAGAGTCAATAAGATTAAAGAAAGTGTTGAATGAATGTATTAAACAAGAGATAGAAATAGACTCTTATGATTTTCCAGAGAAAGAAAGTCTTATTGACTATTGGTTACTTATCAAGAGTATTAAGGAGGAATTGTTATCATCATGTTTTGATGATTGTGAGATGATGAGTTACATTGAATATGAGGAATGTGATGGGGAAGGTTATGTTTTAACAAACCCGATTGGCACCTATAAA